ATATCTTTCCGTTATTCGATTCTGGAGTGGAAACCCGCGCCTAGTTGCCAGGCGGTTGTGGAGATGGTGGGTACAAAAGAATTGAGATGGGTGACGCATGCAGGAATGTTTGCGCAGCAATATTTAACCAGGAACACGCCAATGCTTTTTAAGAGAGAGGGTGAGGCTCAATGGCATTGGCTTAATATCAAAACTTACAAGGAGATAGAACCATGCCTAAAGGTGGATTGCCGTACCCAGGGGGAATAGGACAACCGAAACCAAAGAAGCGAAAGATCAAGAAGCCTAAAAAGAAATGAAGTACACGAAGTTGAGAATGGTTTATGACGGATACGGAGATTGTTGGGTGAGAAAAACACCGGATAAGATAGCTAAAGAGGAGGATTCAGCAAGAACCATGGAACGCAAGGCATTAGATGAACAGGATAGAGAGTTTTTTGTAGAGAGCGAGCTGAGTGGTGTTCATTCACGGTCACAATATTTGAAGGTGATATTAGGAAATGATTGATGCGCCGGAAGGAGCAATTGTCCTGGACGGATTGGATGAAGCGGTGACCGGACAGACAACAAAAGATGGGGAAGAGGTCCTGGTTTACAGCGCGGATAAGATTATAGATATCTTGATGAAGCGCGATGGAATGGACCAGGATGAAGCGGTCGAGTTTTACGACTTTAATATCGGGTGTCTGTACGCAGGACCCAGAACACCGGTTTTAATGTGGGAGAAACATGAAGAAACAGAAGAGATTGTTAACAGATAAGCAGAAAATGTATGTGTTCCATGCAATGAGATTTTATGATGCGATCATGTCGGAAGCAGTTTTGCCTGGTGGAACTTATCACTATGATCGTGAGGGGAATTGTTATTTCCCTGGATATAAACATTATCCCAGTTTAAAAATGTGAAAAAACAGAAGAGATTGTTAACACCTAAACAAAAACAGTTTGCTGTCGAGTATCTAGTTGATAAGAATGGCAGCGCAGCAGCTGTTCGTGCGGGGTTTAGCCCAAAAGGGTCTAGGGTAACTGCTTCCAGGTTATTAACAAACCCTAACATTAGGGCAATTATTGACAAAAAACTTCAAAAATTAGAAGAAAAAACAGAAATGACTGCTGAACGAGCCATGCTTGAAGTGAAAGCACTCGCCACTAGCAACATAATGGATGGAATGGACTATGACCCTAATACTAGGGAATTTTCTTTTAAAGCTCCTGACCAGGTTCCTGCGGAGTTTTGGAAAGCAGCCCAGGAAGTAACAGTTTTCCAACTACCAAACGGTGGTGGAATGGCAACCAAGGTGAAGATGCATCCTAAGATCGCTGCTCTTAAAATGGAGTATGAGAGGCACAAATTAACCTCACCAGAAACAACGACAAATAACATAGCAAACATGCATGTGAATATCTTAGAGGTAAATGCGGCCCGAAAAAGGGCCGGAAGGAAGGAAATAGAAGAGGCTTGATTTATAAAGGAAATGTCTAACGGTTTACGAACCCTTACCAAAGGGTACATTACCATTACCTATACCAATACCTATTAGATTTAATATAAATGAATGTAGAAACTCAAAACAAAACGGCAGCGGATCACCTGGTTGAAGACATAGCGTCTTTTAGCGACGATCCTTTGGGTTTCGTTAAGTACGTTTTTCCCTGGGGGAAGGGTGACCTGGCAGATCATACCGGTCCTGATGTCTGGCAAGCGGAGTTGCTTGAAGATGTTGGACGGCATATTCGTGAAGGCGAAGGTGCTGGGTATCAATCCAGCACGGCTTCGGGGCATGGTTGTGGCAAAGGAGCCTTGACTTCTTGGTTGGTCCTCCACGCCATGTGTTGTCGCAAGAATTTAAATGCGATCGTTACGGCCAACACCCAGATGCAACTTCAAACTAAGACCTGGCGAGAGCTGGCACTCTGGCACTCAAGGTCAATGGTCAAGTCCTGGTTCGAATGGACCGCGACTAAGTTTTATCACGTTTCATCCCCTGAAACTTGGTATACATCCGCTATTCCCTGGAGTGAAAGAAACTCAGAAGCCTTTGCAGGTCAACATGGTGAGGTCCTGATTATTTACGATGAGGCATCCTCTATCCCAGATTGTATTTGGGATGTGTCGGAAGGAGCGATGACGACTCCTGGAGCCATGTGGTTTACCTTTGGCAATCCTACCAGGAACACCGGGCGATTCCGAGAATGTTTCGGCAAGTTCAAACACCGCTGGAATACCAGGCAAATAGACAGTCGCAGCTGCAAGATGACAGACAAACGCAAGCTGGAGCAATGGGTCCAGGATTTTGGGGAACAGAGTGATTTTATAAAAGTTCGAGTGAAAGGAGAATTTCCTTCTGCGTCAAGCATGCAGTTTATATCAGGTGACCTGGTAGACGATGCTAAAGAGCGGGAAGCTAAGTGTTACCTGGAAGAACCTTTGATTATCGGCTGCGACGTTGCCAGGTTTGGTGACGATCAATCAGTTTGTTGTTTTAGGCGTGGACGCGATGCCAGGACCATTGAATGGACCAAGTACCGAAGTCTGGACACAATGCAACTCGCTGCAAGAGTAGCGGAGTTGGTCCGGTTGCACCAGGCGGATGCTGTTTTCGTAGACGGCGGTGGCGTTGGCGGAGGTGTTGTTGATCGATTAAGGCAACTCCATGTGGATTGCATTGAGGTCAACTTTGGCAGCAAGGCAGAGGATGCCAGGTACAACAACAAAAGAGCAGAGATGTGGGGCAACATGAAGGATTGGCTGGATGGTGGCGCGATCCCTACAGACCGTGAGTTAGTGGATGATCTGATCGGTGTTGAATATGGGTTCACTCCTACCAACAAGATACAGCTTGAAAAGAAAGAGGATATGAAAAAGCGTGGTTTGGCTTCTCCGGATATGGCAGATGCCCTGGCACTCACTTTTGCTTATCCGGTAGCACCGAAGGGGATGGCTGGCAAGCGAAGTGACATGGCAAGGAAGCGCAGAGAATATGATCCTTTAGCGGTGAAACGATAATGAAGATGCGCTTGTGGAAAAAGAGGAAACCTCTAAGGAGTAAACCAACCGCAGCTGTAAAGATAATCAGATGCTCTGGAGGTCTAGGGGTTTGGGGAGGTGGATCGCTATGTCGTCGGCATGGTCTAGCGTTAGGGCGAGACATCCCCTGGGACGAACCATTTGAGGGTAAACGATAATGTGTGGACCAGCGTTATTAGGGATGGAAGTTAGAGAACATTCTGGTGGTGGTCAGTTTTATCTATTCGGGAAACCACACGGACCGAAGTTTGGTTCAGGTTCTGGGACTAAATCTGGGACCAGGCAAACATCTCCATCCGGCAATAAAGGTGCAGACCGTAGAGGAAGTCTTATAGGTGGGGGGCGTAAGGAATTAGCTGGCGGGAAGAACGAAGGCAATTTAGGCAAGAAAACATTACTAGGGGCATGATGCCCATTAACCTAGAGCATGGAGGCTCGGATCAATGTTTGAATTATTACCAATTTTAATGTGCGGTGGAGGAGGCGGACCTGCCCCTGCTCCTTATGTTCCGCAGCCTGTGAAGATAGCGACCAGGAGTCCATCTTCAAATATCAAGCGAAGCCAATCAACCCGCAAAACCGGGAGTGGTGGTGGGATTGGTGGCGGTGGGACCTTATTCGCTGGGACCCAGGGCATTGGCGATCAGTCTTTATCAACCGGCAAAACATTACTGGGAGGTTAAGGCTATGTGTATATCAGCAACGACAGCATTGATCCTGGGGGCAGCTTCCATAGGGACGGCTGCAATTTCAGCCTCGATGGCCCCGAAACCTCAGAAGCCTCCGGATAATTCTGCTTTCTTGAATCAGCAGACCGTCCAGGCAAAGAAAGCAGCTGACACATCATCAACCGCTGCAATCAAGGCGGCGAAGAAGGCAAGCGGACCAGCAACATCAAACACCCTGCTTAGTGGCGGCGTGGGGGATGACGAACTAAATCAAGGGAGCAACTTACTAAGTTAATTACCTCCTCGGCATGGAAGCCGTGGATAGAAAGTGCATGGAGGCACGATGGCAGATTTAAACGAAAGGTACATGAAGCGACTAGGATCTTTGAAGTTGGAGCGTGAATCGTATTACGCCCATTGGAAAAAGATTACCGATACGCTGCTTCCTCGGTCAGGCCGGTATTTCCTGGAAGATCGAAATAAGGGAGAGCGTCGTAACACCAGCATCTATGACTCAACTGGGACCAGGGCTTTGAATATCCTGGCAGCTGGCATGATGGCGGGAATGTCTTCTCCGGCTCGCAAGTGGTTTAACCTGGCATTATCCGATCGGGAGCTAATGGAGTTCCAGCCGGTCAAAGAATGGCTTGCCCAGGCAGCTGAGATATTGCGCGATATCTTTGCCAGGTCTAACGCCTATCGGGTACTGCATGGGCTTTATGAAGAAATGGGAGCTTTTGGCACTGGATGTGCCTATGTTTTCAGGGACCATAAGGACCTTATTCGTTTATACCCTCAAACCGTTGGGGAGTTTTACCTGGGACAAAGCAACCGCTTCGAAGTCGATACCATCTATCGCGAGTTCCAAATGCAGATAGCTCCGCTAGTCCAGGAGTTTGAGTACAAGAACGTCAGCAAAACTGCTCAGGCTCAATATGACAAGGGCAACATGGATGAATGGGTAACGGTCATGCATGCTATCCAGCCCAGGAAAGAACGCGATCTCAATAAATCAAACAACACCAATATGGCCTGGGAATCTGTTTTCATCGAACCTGGTCAGGATAACAACCAGACTTTAAGGGAATCAGGGTTCAACCAGTTTCCTGCTCTGACTCCTAGATGGATTGTTAGAGGCGGAGATGTTTATGGATCTGACTGCCCTGGTATGACGGCTCTAGGCGATATCCTACAGCTGCAAGATGACCAGCTTAAAAAAGCCAAGGGCATCGATTACATGTCCGACCCTCCATTGCAGATTCCTACCGCATTGCGTGGTAGCGAAGATGTTTTACCAGGGGGAATCAGTTACTACGATCCTGCGGCTCCAACTGGTGGGATCAGGTCCTCTTTCGAAGTCAACTTAAACCTACAGCATTTGCTTGAAGATATTCTGGATGTAAGAGGCCGGATTAATTCCGCTTTCTTTGTGGACATGTTCCAAATGATTTCCTCGCAGCAACGCATGCAGCCGGAAACAGCGAGAGAGGTC